GCGACTCTTACTCGCATATTATCCTTCTTCCCAATGCATAATGTGGCGTGGGAAGTTTAGCGCGCTTCGATATAGTAGGACGCGGCGGTAGCCGCCTAGTATTACCTACTATATCGAAGGATACTGTCTACTGTTTTTTTCTTACACATATTATATAACAAAGTGGAATGCCAGGATCAACGAAGAGAAAGCGTACAGCCTCCAAGCCAAAGGGCACGGCGAAGCGCCGTAAGGTGGCTAACAAGGTTAGTCGGGCCAAGGCTGCTGTTGGCCGCGCTGTTGTTACTGATCAGTACGATAAGCGCGTTGACTATGTACATGTTAAGAAGCGATACAACAAAAATGCTGTAGCATTCAAAAAGAAGGTACAAGCTGCTATTGGTACGCAGTATCCAAGGATCAGCAAGATATATAACGTGTCGAGTACCAACACTACTACTACTGGAACTGCTCAAACATATCAGATTTTTCATCTTAAGCCATGGGATGGAATTGTACAAACAAGTGGTAGCACAGCTATTTCAGAATTAGCTCAGAATGATTTAAAAGATATTGCAACCGAGTTACAAGCAGTGGATCTCGATCCAGGTGCTGGTGTAGTTGGTTTAAGTTTTAATTATTGGGTTAATTATGCGTATATGGATGTATTTGTTACTAATAGTACTGATGCTACTAATATGGTTCTTGAATGTTATGAACTTGACTATGTTCCTCGTGCTGGTAACCCAATTAATCAGTATGGTAATTTGCAAGCCGTTATTGTGGCTGCTCAAACAAGTACCACCAGTTTGGGTACTGGTTATAACATGACTCAAATTGGTGTTAGTCCTTTTGATATTGTTGAGCTAATTAGGTCATTTGGTGTACGGGTTGTGAAAAAGATGACGGTTGATTTGAAGGCTAAGGATACGTTTGTGTATACTATGAAAGATTATCGCAAACATTATGTTAACGGACAATCAGCGTTTCGTGATTTGTCTGAGAAATTTTGTGTGCAAAATATGACAAAGTCTGTGTTGATTGTAGGCAAGCCATTGACTGGTACTGACGCGGTTTCAATGAGGGCTAAGGCTGATAAACATTACAGAATTCAGCCAACTAACAAATCACAAGAGTATACTGCTGGAGGCTCTAATTAGATGATCCGATCAAACTTGATCCGATCAAGTTGAGAGGTATATATAAACAAATAAATTTGTAATAATTTTCTGTCATATAATTTATATGCCAGCTAAACAGTATCGTTATTGGATTCTGACTATTCCTAAGGATAAATGGGACCGCACAGAAATTCCCGAAGGGATTTCATATTGTAAGGGCCAATTAGAGAGAGGCGAGGGTGGTTATGAACATTGGCAACTTGTTGCATATACTAAGAATAAGTGTACTTATTCTAAGATGATTACTTTATGGCCTTCTGAAGCACATGTTGAACATACTCGTAGCGAGACAGCGGAGGAGTATGTATGGAAAGAGGACACAAGAGTTGGTGAGATGTTTGAGGTAGGCGAAAAGAGTATTAAGAGGAATTCACAGAAAGATTGGGATCTTATGTTTGAAAATGCGAAGAAGGCAAAGTATGATGATATACCTGCCGATGTCAAGGTTAGGTGTTGGCATCAATTCCAGAGCATTGCGAAGTATTATATGACACCAACTGACAGAGGTAATGTAGTTACCAATATTTATTGGGGAGTTGCAGGTTCAGGTAAAACACACCGAGCTAAGGTTGAAAGTGGATACTTTACTAATCCAGAAGATGTGTATATGAAAATTCCAAGTACTAAATTTTGGGATGGTTATCGTGGGCAGAAAAACGTCATTATTGACGAGTTTGAAGGCCAGATTGCCCTCGCACATTTAAAGATATGGTGTGATCCAAGTGGCACAGCGTGCCAAGTTGAATGTAAAGGTGGCGCAGTGCCTTTGCAGGCGACGAAATTTTGGATTACATCTAATAAGGATTGGCGTACATGGTATCCTACCATGGAAGGTAATGATTTGGAAGCAATGAAACGAAGGTTTCATTGTCTTCAGTTTGAAATGAAATACCATGAATAAACAGTACACACTCTTGACGAGCGACTCGCGAAAGGAGCCGGTGTCGGGCTCGCGAGGACGGAGTCCTGACGTAGTCCCGCGTGCGCGTCACGCTCCCGCGTGTCGGCTCCCCTGAGCTCCTGCGACTCTTACTCGCATATTATCCTTCTTCCCAATGCATAATGTGGCGTGGGAAGTTTAGCGCGCTTCGATATAGTAGGACGCGGCGGTAGCCGCCTAGTATTACCTACTATATCGAAGGA